CTTCGCTGCAGGTGTCGGTGGTGCTATTACTGGACGTGGTGCAGATTTATTAATTATTGATGATCCACATTCCGAGCAAGATGCATTAAGTGAAACGGCGATGGAGTCAGCTTACGAGTGGTATACCTCTGGTCCAAGACAAAGACTTCAACCAGGTGGAAAGATTGTTATTGTTATGACGAGGTGGTCTACAAAAGATCTAACCGGAGAATTAATGAAAGCACAAAAAGATGTGAAAGCAGATCAGTGGGAGGTGATTGAGTTTCCAGCAGTCTTGAATGATAAACCTATTTGGCCAGAATATTGGAAGCTAGAAGAATTAGAATCGGTTAAAGCTTCACTATCCGTTCCGAAATGGAATGCACAGTGGCAGCAGAATCCAACTTCAGAAGAAGGTTCCATTATAAAACGAGAGTACTGGCAGATTTGGGACAAGCCCAAGCTCCCTAAATTACAACATGTGATTCAATCGTATGACACGGCCTATAGTAAAAAAGAAACCGCAGACTTCTCAGCGATAACAACGTGGGGTGTATTTATGTATAATGATATTACTCCTAATATAATTTTGTTAGATGTAGAGAAAGGACGGTGGGATTTTCCAAAATTAAAAGATGTTGCTTTAGAGCAATATAAATACTGGGAGCCTGAGACAATAATCATTGAGGCGAAAGCAAGTGGATTACCCTTGACTCAAGAACTACGGCGCTTTGGTATTCCTGTTGTTAATTTTACACCGAGCCGTGGTAATGATAAACATGTAAGAGTAAATGCTGTATCAACACTGTTTGAAGCAGGACAAGTATGGTGTACAGAAGACCGTTGGGCAGAGGAATTAGTTGAAGAATGTGCTGCTTTCCCTTATGGTGACAACGATGATTTAGTTGATAGCACAACACAAGCGTTAATGCGTTATCGACAAGTAGGTTTGGCTGTACATCCAGAGGATTATGAGGATCCTCCAGGTCTTCCTCCTGCGCAATTATTGGAGTATTATTGATGAAGAAGTCAAAATATAAACCAGGGTTCACGGTTAAAGGCACTAAAAGAAAAAAAACAAAGTCAGAAAAAGAATCTGCCTCTTTCCAAAACCCAAAAAAAGGTTATTATAAGTTTACACAACCTAAAAGCTGGGTATCATTATTAAAGAAAAAACAGAAGAAGAACAGGATAGCATGAACAAAAAAACACCGAGTAGAGTAAAACAGTTACGAGATTTATTAGAGGATGCTATTTCTGTTGGAGATCAAGATCAAATAGATATTATTACAGCAGAATTACAATCAATTAATCCTAATTATAAAAAAGGTGGATATGTTAAATCATCTGCTCAAACCTCAGTGATTCCTGGAGCAAAAGTCAAGGGTAGTGCTCAAGGGTCCACGATCCCCGGTGCAAAAGCTAAAGGTTCAGCAGAAGGTTCTACCATTAAAATGACACCAATGAAAATGAAACATGGAGGCGATCCAAAAAAAGGAAGTATGCTTAGTATTACTATTGAGAAAAAACCAATTGATAAAAAAACAATGAATATGATTAAGAAAGCAGAAAAGACAGGTGATGTTGTTAAAATGAAATCAGGTGGCCTAGCGAAACGTGGCTATGGAAAGGCAAGAAGATAATGGCAGTAGAAAGACCAGCAGGATACGATCCAGCACCATCAGATCCGATGGGCGATGCTTCTAATGAAATAGAAATTCAAGAAGAATTAGGAGAAGGAATTATTGAAAACGAAGATGGTTCTGTAATTATTGGAGCAGAAGAATCTATTCAAGAGGATATTCCTTTCGGTGCAAACTTAGCAGAAATTTTAGAAGATGATGTATTAGAATCAATTTCATCTGAACTGAGAGAACAATTTGAAGATGATAAGTCTTCACGAGATGAATGGTATTTTTCTTATACAAAAGGTTTAGATCTTTTAGGATTTAAATATCAAGAAAGATCACAGCCATTTCAAGGAGCAAGTAATGTTACACACCCACTTTTAGCAGAAGCTGTTACACAGTTTCAAGCGCAAGCATATAAAGAATTACTTCCAAGCGGAGGTCCGGTTAAATGTAACGTGGTAGGAGTACACGATGTTCAAGTAGAAGAACAGGCGCAACGTGTTAAAGAATACATGAACTTTCTTATTACAGAAGAAATGGAAGAGTATGATGCAGACACAGACCAATTACTTTTTTATTTACCACTAGCAGGTTCTTCTTTTAAAAAAATTTATTACGATGCGGGATTAGGAAGACCTGTATCTAAATTTATTCCGAGTGAAGATTTAATTGTTCCTTATTTAGCAACTGATTTACAATCAGCAGAACGAGTGACGCATGTTATTAAAATGACAAAAAATGAAATTCGTAAAGCTCAGGTTGCAGGAATGTACAGAGATATAGAATTAATGAATCCAGATATGGATGAAGACCGTATTCAAAAAAAATATAATCAATTAGAAGGTGTTACCAAAGTTAACTACGATGAGTTGTATGAAATTTTGGAGATGCATTGCGATTTAGACATAGAAGGTTTCGAAGATCAAGACGAGCAATCAGGAGAACCTACAGGTATAAAGATTCCATATGTTGTTACTATTGACGAGGGGACAGGAAAAATTTTATCCATCTACAGAAACTACCGAGAAGAAGATCCTCTTAGAAAAAAAATACCATACTTCATTCATTATAAATTTTTACCAGGTCTTGGTTTTTATGGCTTTGGCCTTATTCATATGTTGGGGGGTTTGTCCAGGACTGCTACGGCAGCTCTCCGTCAACTCGTTGATGCGGGAACATTATCTAATTTACCAGCAGGATTTAAAGCACGAGGGATTAGAATTGCTGATGATGATACACCATTACAACCAGGAGAGTTCAGAGACATAGATGCACCAAGCGGTGATCTTCGACAAGGGCTTATGCCTCTTCCTTACAAAGGACCTGATCAAACTTTATTTGCTTTATTAGGTTATGTAGTTGATGCAGGAAAAAGATTTGCTTCTGTAGCAGATCAGAAAATGGGTGAAGGTTCACAAGCAAACCCAGTTGGCACAACAATGGCTATTATTGAACAAGGTTCAAAAGTCATGAGTGCTATTCATAAAAGATTACACTATGCACAACGAAAAGAATTTAAAATTTTAGCAAGAATTATTCAAGATTACTTACCACCAGAATATCCGTATGCAGTGGTGGGTGGTAATCAAATGATTAAGCAAACTGATTTTGATAATCGTGTGGATGTTATGCCGGTTTCGGACCCTAACATCTTTTCAATGGCTCAACGTATTACGTTGGCACAAACACAATTACAATTAGCACAAGCAAACCCCCAAATACACAACCAATATGAGGCCTATAGACGTATGTATCAGGCAATGGGGGTACAAAATATAGAGGCATTACTTCCGCCTCCACCAAAACCTATGCCAATGGATCCAGCATTAGAGAATTCACAGATGTTGTTGCAAAAACCAGCGATGGCTTTTCCTCAACAAGATCATCTTGCTCATATTGACACGCACCGTGCCTTTATGTCGACGTATTTAGTGAAAAATTCTCCACCAGTTTTGTCTTTAATACAGTCACATATTTCTCAACACATTAGTGAACAAGCAAAAGAGGAAGTTATGATGAAAAATCAACAAGAAATACAAAATTTAACACAACAATATGGTGGTCAGATACCACCAGAACTACAACAACAGTTCGAAATTGAAATTGCTAAACAAACTGCTGTTAAAATTAAAGAATTAACAGAAGAAATGGTAGCAGAAGAGCAAGAATATCTAGAAGGAATGCAACAAGACCCACTAGTTACACTTAAAAAAGAAGAATTAGGTCTACGTGCAGAAGAATTAGAGCTTCGAGCTCAAAAAGACGGTGAAAGACTTGCACTTGATGAACAAAAAGCAGAGATTGACGCTCTTCAAGATCAAGAAAAAATTGATAATGCTAATAGACACGCTACAATTAGAGAACAAATACAGTTAAAAAAGATTGATCAACCTTCTAAACTAAGGAATAAATATTAGAATGTTTAATATACATCATTTAGATGGTAATGATGCAGATATTAATAATTTAACTGCTATTGTCTATAATTCTATTCATGAATTATTAGTTAGAGATAAACTTGATCCAGTTCACTTGGCTATTGCCTTAACTTGTGCATCAAGAATGTTATTAAAAGATTTTGTAAATGGTAAGGATGTACCTGCTTTTGTAGAATATGCAAATAATCTCTTGATTGATCACGATAAAATCACTAAACATTAGTATATTATGAAAGCAAAATATATCAATGGTTCTAAATACCCAAATGCTAAAATGACTGTGACTACAGACATGAATCCTTATGCAGGACCTAATGTAAATAAAACTTCTATTCTTTCAACAGCAACAGCTGCTGTCGAAGGACCGAAAGTTGTTGACAATTTAGGTGCTGGACCAAAAGGTCAACGCAGTAAAGCACAAATTAAAAAGGTTCCTTTTAAAGGCGTTTTTTAATGGAGTGTAAAAACTGTGGGCATGGATGTCACTGTAGTGACGGCAGTTCTTGTCAATCATGTGATTGCAAAAACTGTGAACATGTAGTAGACTAACGCACTTTAACAAAGGAGGTTGTATGAACCTATTAAAAGATCTATGGGGCCATATTAAAGAATGGTCCGATTGGAAGATGAAGGACTGGATTAAGGCCGCTATCGTAGCGATCGTAGTTATCTGGATAATTAGCTGGATGACAGGCGGAGCAGCTTAGACGATGGTCTGGCAACTTTTAGCAAAACCCCTACTCGGCGTTGCTGCGGATGGAATTCGTGGCTTCGTCGAGACCAAAAAAGCAAAAGCAGAATTAAAACTTACAGAAGTTAAAGCAGCTACTAAGTTGAAGGAAGATCAGATCGCCGGGAAAGTAAAATGGGAAGCATCAGCCGTGGATCAAATGAAAGGATCGTGGAAAGACGAACTAATTTTAATTTGTCTTTTGGCTCCAGCGACACTCGTATTTTTTCCAGGAATGACAGAACATATTCATGCTGGGTTTGTAGCCCTGCAGTCACTCCCGGATTATTATAAACACCTCTTATACATCGCCTGCTCAGCAAGCTTCGGCATCAAGGCTGGAAAAGGTGCAATGGGATTATTAAAAAAGAAATAATTATGACAAAATCAATACCATCAAATAAAAAAGGATTTAATAAACTACCTGAAGCAGTTCAAAAAAAAATAGATCCCGCTCTAGCCTCTGAATATAAAAAAGGCGGAAGAGTAAAAAAGAAAAAACTTGATATTAAAAAAGCTATTAAGAAACCCGGTTCATTGCGTAAGTCTTTAGGTATAAAAAAGGGAAAAAAGATTCCTTTAAAAAAATTAAATAAAGCTGCGAAAGCACCGGGAAAATTAGGACAACGAGCAAGATTTGCCAAAACATTATCTAAACTTAGAAAAAAATAATGGGCAAGCTTTGTGCAAAAGGTAAGGCAGCAGCTAAACGTAAATTTAAAGTTTATCCGTCCGCTTACGCTAACATGTATGCAAGTTCAATTTGCTCTGGCAAAACAGTTGAAGGTGGAAAGAAAAAGAAAAAAGCCGGTGGTGGTATAATTAATAAAATTTCTCAACGACGAAAAAAAATATCCAACTATAATCAAGGTGGGGTTGCAAAAGGATGTGGCGGAATTATGGAAAATAAACGTAAAGTAACTAGTTTTTCATAATGGCTAAAAAAGGATTAAGAGCTTGGGTAAAAGAAAAGTGGGTTGACATAGGAGCCCCAAAGAAAGATGGAAAGTATCAACCATGTGGAAGAAAAAAAGGAAGTAAAAGAAAGTATCCTAAGTGTGTTCCATTGGCTAAAGCGAGGTCTATGAGTTCGTCTCAAAAAAGATCTGCTGTTTCTAGAAAAAGAGCTGCTGGTAATCCTGGTGGTAAACCAACTAATGTAAAAACAATTATTAAAAAAGCTAATGGAGGATTGTCTTCTAAAGATTTAACTGTTCCTCAACGCATGGCAAATGCCGCTGGAATGAAACCAGTTATTGCTACTAAACCCAAAGGTGATCCTACAGGACAAAAACTAAAAGGTAAAGCATTAACAGGAGCAATTGTTCGTAAAACAAATGGAGGATTTATTGAAGTAACACCAAAGGGGTTTGGACGTATGCTTAAAAATAAAAGACCAATGACAAGGATATACACATGAATATGGAAAGATTATTACAATCCGTTAAGGATCACGAGGGCTACAGAAACAAGGTATACCTAGATACCCTAGGTAAGAGAACAGTGGGCGTGGGCCACCTCTGCGTTGAAGATTTTTGGGAAGATGATAAAGAATATGAAGAGAAGTTTCTCATGACAATCCTAGAACATGATTTACAAACAGCAGTCAAAGGATCTAAAGAATTAATGGAAGAGCATGGATGCTCCGACATAGATGATTTAGCTAAGGAACTTATAATTGAAATGGTGTTTCAGCTTGGAAAAACAGGCGTGTCTAAGTTCCGTAATATGTGGAAACATTTATCAGCACTTGAGTATTCTTTGGCGGCGAACGAAATGTTAGATTCACGTTGGGCAAAACAGACACCTAACAGAGCACAAAACATGAGTAACAAGATGAGCAGTATAGGAGCATAGTGGATATAATAAGAGTTGTAGATTATCTCAAAAAAATATTAAAAACTAGACAAGACCAAGTAAATCAAGTTATAACATCAGATG